AACTGCCAAACTGCTCCAATCCATTGATCTGACATGAGAAAAAGCAGTTTCGGGAGCAGTTTCGGCAGGCTCGTTACGCGAAACTGCTTTCGTCCAGAACCCATTGATCCGGTTGAGGAAAACAAGTTTGGCAGTTTCGGCGGGGGAGCAGTTTCGGTCCGAATCTGTGCAGTTTCGGGAGCAGATTCGGAACGCTGCCGTATCGCTGCGAGGCATCACGGAGCCTCCTCGGGATCGTGCAGAACTCAGACCCCAGGGTTCTCGACCTCGAGCAGCGCGCCGCTCTGGGGGCACTGAAAGTGGCTCGGGAGCACCCTGACGCCATCGGGGAGGATCTCGCCGGTCTCGGGATCGATGGTCTCCTGACCGGTGCCCAGCAGCATGTCCTGCACGACGAGATAGCCGTGCTTGGATTTCGTGTAGGGCAGCCCGAGATCGCGAGCGTCGCGGCGGAACTTGATGTAGCCCTTGGTCGCAAGCACGCCGATCCGATCGCGGATGGTGTCCTTGCCGCCGAGGCCGCGCTTGTTCTCGAACTTCGAGGCGAAGGCGTTCGTGGTGCAGAGCCGTCCCGCCTCTGCCTCTTCCGCGATGAGGCGCAGGATGATGTCGTGGCGGCGGGTGCGCTCGGCGTCGAGCTTTCGCCCGATATCCTTGCGGACGAGCCGCTCGTCGCGCCGGTTCAGTTCGACCCAGCGTCCGCCGACCTTGTCGATGAGGAGCGATGAGAGGGCGGGGCCGTTGCGCAGCTCGAGATGCAGCTCGCGGGCGGTCTCGTCCTCGTCCGGCCGGAACAGGAGCATGCCGGAAGTGTAGTAGCCGCGCAGCGCGCTCGCCCCCGACAGCGACTGGAATGGATCCTCCTTCACCTGGTGCTTCGCGAGCTTCTTCGTGTGGTGAGCAAGGATGATGCCGGCCTCGGGAGCAACGGCATCGCGCAGGGCTTCGACGCGGCTCTGCAGGAAGAACAGCATCGCGGCGTTGTCGTTCTCGCCTTCGCCGCCCGGCCCGCCATCGAAGACGTTGCGGATCGGATCGATGCAGATCACGTCGGGCGGTGCGTCGGGGAAGGCCTGGCGGATCGCCGCAGCGATGAGGGGGACGCCTTGTTCGTCGAGCAACAGCCGCAGCTTCGGCGTGACCACGAGCGTGTCGCGTGCGCGGGGAAGCACTGTGGGGTCGATGCGCAGCTGCTGCAGCCGCTCGCGGAGGTAGTGTTACTTGATCTCCGCCTGCAGATAGAACACGCGCAGCGGCCTTGGTGCAGTGAAGCGCAGGAACGGCACGCCCGCAGCGGCGTGCACCAGCAGGCTGATCAGGAAGTCCGATTTGCCCACCTTCGGCGCGCCGCCGAGCACCAGCATCCCGCTAGGGGTGAGCACGCGCGGGCCGATCAGGTCCGCGGGCATCGGCGTCGTGTCATCGAGCAGCGTACCGAGCGTGTGCGTCGGTACGCCAGTGGGCTCAGCGTCGGCGCGAAGCAGGGGCGGGCCGTTGCGGTCGACGTGCAAGGCCCAGAGCGCATCCGCTTCGGCCTTCAGCCGCTCGAGTGGCCACGGCGGACGGAGGCAGGCGGCGTTGTAGCCGCAGATCGCCTCCCAGCCCTCGTCGGGCGTCAGCCGCCCCTCATGCACCTGGCGGATGAAGTGCCCGATGGCGGCGCTCGCACCCTGGAAACGCGTCCAGCCGTCTTGCGCGCCCTCCCGCACGGGGGTGGTGAGGACGGCGTCGAGGCTGGCCCGATCGGCTGTCGAAGGCGCGGGCTGGCGCTCCTGGCCAGGCAGATAGGGCATCGCAGCCACGGCGTCGGCGAACTCGGCAAGATCCACCTCGCGCGCCGGATCGTGCTGGCGGATGGCGACCACACGCGCGACGCCGCCCTTGCGGTAGAGCGTGCCGGGGACGCGGATCGGCTGGTGTGCGGAGCGGAAGTGAGGGTCGCCTCCGACCTTGTCCGCAATCTCGCCGCGCAGCGCGCAGAGCCGGACGAGGTCTGGCCCCTCGGCGGGTTCTGTCAGCCGCCACCAGGCGTGCAGCTTCGGCGTGCCCTCGGCGGTGCGACCGCCGCTCTCGACCAGGAGCGTCGGGGCGCCGAGATGCTGGACGAGATGCGCGAGCTTGGCGTCGACGTCGCCGGTGTCGAGATCGACCACGGCGGCCTGCATCTGCACCACGTGTTCTGCGCGCGCCTGGCCGGGCTCGGCGACGGTGCCGGGGATGACGTAGACGGCGGAGCCGTCCCGCGCTGCCCATGCGGCGAAGGTGCCGAGGAGATCGCAGGCGTTGCGGTCGGCGGGGATCCAGCTGTTGTGCGGCTTGCCGTTGATCCCCTGCCCCTGGTCGACGAAGCCGCGGACGGGGATCATCCCCTCGCAGTAGCCGAACACCACGTCGAGGAAGATCGCGATGGCGCCGAGGTTCAGCGCCGGCGCCTCGTCCTCCCAAGGCAGGCCCGGCGCGTCGTTGAAGTCCGACCAGAGCGTCACCCCGGCTGGCTCCAGCAGCGCTTGGCCCAGGGGCAGAAGCGGCACTCGTGGAAGTCCGGGGAGGTGGCGACGCGCGGCAGCAGCTCGCCGGCGTCGCAGGCCGTCAGCACCCGCACCGCCCGGTCAGACATCCGCTGCGCGAGATCGGCATCGAAGGGCACGAGCTCGTGGTGCAGCTCGGCAGTGTCCTTGTTGACAGCGGTGAAGAGCGCGGGGTTGTCGGCCACACCTGGGATCGCTGCGTCCATGTAGGCCTGGTAGACGGCGATCTGTGCGGCATAGACCGGCTTGGCGATGGCCACGCCTTTGCTGACGGTGTCGCGCCAGGTCTTGGCGTTCATCGTCTTGCACTCCCACAGGGCGGGGAACGCGAGGCCGGGGATGGCAGGCCCACCGGCGAGCACGCCGTCGACGTGGCCGCGGATGCGCCCACCTGCGACGGAGAAGCCGAACTGCTCGCCATCCGGACGGTTGCCCTTGCGGGTGTAGAGATCGAAGCCGGCGGCACGCAGCCAGTCGACCGCGATGTCTTCGAGGGCATGGCCGATGCCGAAGACGCGGAGGATGCGTCCGTCGAAGCCCGCACCTTCGTCCTTCGGCGCCTGCAGGAACTCGAACTGCAGCGCACGCTCGCAAGCGTGGCCGAGCCGCGAGCCGCCGAGATAGCGTCGCGGCGGCGTCTCGGCATGGCGTGCCACCAGGGCTTCGTCGATCGCGGCGTTGACGTGCAGCGCGGTCTGGCTGCGGCTGTTGAAGTCCAGCATCAGAAGGGGACCTCCTCCGTGGCCTGGCCACGGGCGATCGCCTGCATGGCCTCCTGGAAGCCCCCCACACTGACCTCGATGAGCGTCAGGACCTGCGCCTCGGTGAGGTCCTGCAGCCGCGTGGCCCAGCCGATCTCGCCCATCACCTCCGCGACACGGCGGAGGCTGACGCGGATCGCCTCCTGTTCCTGCTCGGTGAGATCAACCATCGCGAGCGACCTCTCGGCCAGCTGCGACCAGAACGCCTGGCAGGGCATGGAGCAGAAGCGTACGGAGGCCCGCGGCCGGCGTCGCGGCAGCGGATCGAACCAGCCGAAGCCGCGCGAGGGACGCGCACAGACGGCGCAGGGGGGGACGGGAGCGCGCATGCATCACGCGGCGTGTCCCATGACTGGCTGCGCCCCCATCACCAGGCGGCGGATCTCATGGCGATTGAACTTGAAGGTCAGCAGAGCCGAGGCCTGGTATCGGGTCATGGCGAGATCGGCGCGCACCGTCGGCGGGAGATGCGCCAGCTGCTTCTCGGTCGGCGGCTCGCGCAGCCAGCGCCGGCTCTTATGCGCGCTCTCGTCGGTCTCGTGCGTGTTCAGCTAGTCGTCGGCGGCCGCGAGCGCGACCAGGCGTTCTCCCATCGCCAGCAGCCTGGTCTGCTCACCCCGCGCGCCACCGACCGCGTGCCAGGTGCCATTCATGAAGAACGCCCCAGCCCAGCCGTGGAAGCCATTAGCCAGAAGCGCGGGGTCATCGCCGAACAGGTCGCACCACTGGAAGCTCGAGCGCTTCAAGAGATCGAGCTCGGTCATGACGAAGTCGGTGAGCGGCGCCCTGCGCTCCCGCGCGGTGAAGAGATGCCCGCAGATCGGGCACTCCGTCACCGCGATCGGGACCTCGGCCTCGCACCTGGGGCAGGTCTTTGTCGGCATCTGGCCCGTACCGGTGCCGGGACTGTCGATCGACGTCCTGCTCGAGGCAGCCATGGATCTGCGACGAGGTGCCGAAGTCGAGGACAATGCAGTCGCGCTTGACGATGCCGGGATGCTCGTTGGGATCGACCGTGCGCAGCCCCCGGCCGACCATCTGGATCATCGTGCTCTTGAACGAGCTCGGCCGAAGCAGAACGACGCACGACGTCGGGGGATGGTCCCAGCCCTCCGTCAGCACCGGGACGTTGACGACGACTTGCACCGCGCCCGAGGCGTAAGCCGCGAGCACCGATCGTCGTTCCCCCTCGGGCATCTCTCCGCTCACCACCGCTGCCGGCACGCTGGCCGCGTTGAACGCTCCAGCGACGTGTTCGGCATGCGCAACGGTCGAGCAGAACACCACGGTCTGGCGGTCGCCGGCCTTCTCGTTCCAGTGTCGGATCACGGCATCGGTCACCGGGACGGTGTCCATGACGCGGGCGACCTCGGCCATGTCGAAGTCGTCGCCACTGCGGCGGACGGCGCGCAGCTCATCCTGCACGCCGACATCGATGATGAAGGTGCGTGGCGGCACGAGGTGGCCTGAGGCGATCAGCTCGCCAAGCCGGATCTGATCCGCAACGTTGGAGAAGACCTGCCGCAACCCGATCTTGTCGCCGCGGTTCGGTGTGGCCGTGACGCCGTACACCCTGCAGGCCGGGTTTAGGCTGAGCGCGCGCTCGACGATGCGTCGGTAGCTGTCAGCGACCGCATGGTGCGCTTCGTCGATCACCAGAAGGTCGAGTGCGGGCATCGCCTCGAGGTTCCCCGCGCGCGTGAGTGTCGGCACCATGGCGAAGGTCACCTGACCCAACCAGGACTTCTGGCCCGCGTCGACCACTGACGTCTCGATCGCGGGCGCGACGCGCCCGAACTTCGTCCTGTTCTGAGCCGTCAGCTCATCCCGATGCGCGAGCACCGCTGCTTTCGCCGCGGTCCCGGCGATGCTGCCCTGGACGACGGCAGAGAGCATGATGGTCTTGCCGGCACCGGTCGGCGCGACGCCGAGCGTGTTGCCGTGCGTGCCGAGCGCAGCAAGGCTGCGCTCGACGAACATCTTCTGCCGCGGCCGGAGCAGCATGTAGCGATGCCCTCCTGCTCAGCGTGCCCAGGTCGATCGCGGGTCGTGACCGGCAGGCGGTGCAGCGGGCGCAGCGGGGAACGCGCCCTGCGGGACCGCCTGCGGCATCGGCGCCTGCACGGTGGGAGCATGCGTATAGGCGGGCGGCACGGCAGCGAAGCGCTGCTGCCCCATCGCCTCGGCGTAGCCGCGATGGTCGGGCGTGACCGCCGAGCGGATCTCGTTCTTCTCCTCGCCATTCGTGTCCGTGCCGATGTCGATTTTGGCGACGAACTCGAGACCATCGAGATCGGCGAAGCCGGAGATGCGCCGCGCCGCCTGCGCCTGCGGGGAGACATCCTTGTCGGAGATGCCGCGTGCGGAGTTCAGGATGCCGCGGACCAGCGAGCGGCCCATGTTCGCCCAGTCGGGGCCCTTCGGGCTGTAGAGCCCGATCAGCGTGAAGACCTTGCGCTTGGCGTAGGGCCCCTCCAGCACGGTGAACTCGCCGTTGAGGTAGACCGCGCCGCTGTTGCCGCGCGTCGCGTAGCCGCCGGTCCAGCCCTGGCTCGGATCGTCGAAGCCGCCAGGGCGGATGGTCAGCCGAACCTTCGCGATCGTCCCCTTGGGGATCAGGTTCGGGTTCTGCTTGGCGTCGTTGTAGTCGTTCCACGCAGGCATGGTTGGTCTCCGTCAGATGGCTGGGGTGTGGGAGGGAACGTCGGGTGGCGACGTCTCGGGCGCTGGCAGTGCGAGGCGTTCCGCGATGGGGCGTGCGGGACCTGCGATCTTCTCGAACAGCCGGTCCAGATGCAGCGGTTCGATCAGGTCGAGCCGACCGGAGCAATCCTTCGCTGGAAAGCCCCAGGGGTTGATCGTCTGGCAGACCAGGCCACGGAGGCCGGCTGTGGCTTCCCCTCCGAACCCGGATCCGGCTTGATCTCGGCCATGGTAATCACCTGGTCGACGATGCCGGGCAGCTCGTTGCCGGTCTTGCTGCCGTCGATCTGGGGCGCGAAGACCTTTCGATTGAAGTCATCGGTGCGCTCATCGAGGATTCCGACGAAGATCACGTTGCGCCCGCGCGCATGCTGCAGGTGCGTCAACCAAGCGATCATCTCGCGACCGTGCAGACCGTAGGCACCGCGCACATCCGGCTTGCCGGTGCGATCGGAGTAGGCCTCCTGACCCTGCCCCCTAAATGCCCTCGTTCATGAGCAGAGCCTGTTCTCCATGTGCCCCGATGCGGGGCGGGTTGCAAAGGCTGCTGGGGTAAGCCCGTTCAGGCTCGTGTGTGGGCGGGTCGTGTTGTAGTCGCTCCTCCATG